TTTGGTTCTGAATTAATTGAAGACCCTTTTGCTAAAAATTTCAAAGGTGGTGTTCTCGAAGCATTACTTGAATCTCCAGAAACTATGATTAAATTTGTCCACTATGCTCTAAGGGCTGACAATAAATCCCTACCAAAAGAGATTTGGAGCATTAAAGATATGCAACCCGACACGATAACTGAGGGTCTAACGGGACTTGACCTAGATGAAGACGATATTGCTCTCTACATTATCGAACAGTATGGGGATGAAAAAGACTCAAAGAAGGTTGAAAGCAAAGTTAAATCAGCCTTAGAGATGTTAGAAACTTTATTCTTCTCCAAGTATAGTGAAGAAGAATTCGATGAACTGAAAGACATTGAAGGTATTGAGAAGGCTGAAAAATCAGAAGACGAAAAGGCTGAATCAGACTTCCTTATTCCAAACAAACCTATGTATCGAATCTTTGAGATTGACGATATGAAGGAATTAAAAGGTTTTAGTGGAGAATATATTATACAAGAAAAATACGATGGTATGAGAATACAGTTACATAAGATAGATGATAACGTAAAGGTATTCTCATACAATGGTAACAATATTTCAGATAAGTGCCAAGAACAAATCAAAGAATTAAAGAAAAAGAAATACGGAGATTGCATTCTTGATGCAGAATTGATTCTATTTGATGGAGATGAAGCCCTACATCGGGCCGATACAATTGCACATATCTTTAAAGGTAAATATCCTGATGCAAAGGTAAGAGCGCACGTTTTTGATATTATGCGACACAACGAACAAAATCTTGTTGAAGAAGAATTAAAAGACAGAATCACTATTCTATTCAACAATTATGCATCACATTCCACAGAATCAATAGAGTTCCCTTCAAAGAAAGATACTCGAACTGCTGATAATTTAAAAGATGTTGAAGAATATTCAAAAGAAATTATGGAGATGCCGACATCAGAAGGAGTAGTAATTAAAGACTCTACATCAACATATTTTATAGGAACAAAAAAGAATCCTAAGTGGATTAAATGGAAGAAGTTTGTTGATTTAGATTTAGTTGTTCTTGATAAGAAAACTACAAAATCCAATCTCAATTCTTATACTTTAGGCGCAGGGCCAGCAGAAGGAGAAGGTAAATTCTTTACTGAAATAGAAGGAAAAACCTACATGAATGTTGGAAAGGCTCTCAATACAAAAATAGAAGTAGACGTTGGAGATATTATTCGAGTTAAGGTTGATGAAGTCAAAAAGAATGGAGATAGATATACTTTGTTTTCTGCGAAGGTTATTGAAGTTCCTGAAGTTGAATATCCAGATAAACTTGTAACATTAGAGATGCTTTCACAAGATACTAAGAAGTCATTAAATTATGACGTAAAAGCATTAGAAAAGGGAATTAGAATCACAGACCACATACACGGTGAAGCAGATATTATTGTAAAATCAGACTTAGATGGTTTTACAATTTACGGTTTTGATGAAAGCAATCTAATGTCTAAGAATGCTATAATTGATATGGATATGTGGAAGTCAAAAGTCGAAGAGATTATGAAGACTAAGCAATCTAAATTGACTCAAATTGTCTTCAATTACCTAAAAAACATGGGTTCAAAAGAACCAAAAGAAATTCACAATTTCCTAACAAAGAAACATAGTTCAGTTTATGAGGATATTCTTGAAGGAAAAATGTCAAGAGTCAAAGATTGGTTTGAAAATAGAGATGGCATTGGCTATGATACAAAAACCAAAAAACTCTTTGCTGAAGAAGATAAAATTATCAAAGAACCTGAATTACTAAAAGCATATAAAACTCCAGAAAAATATAGAGAAGGGGAGTTTAAAGTATATCTTAGAAAAGATGATAACCTAAACATTGCCATGAAACTAGATGACGAAACAATCAACTGGTTTGTAAAATTAGAAAGTGATGATAATATATTTGATTTGTTTGGTAAAGCAGGTAAATATCCAGCAGAAGTAGCAAAGACTTCTTCAAGAGAAAAGGTAGTTGATTCTGGTTCTGTGAAATTAGGTGTCCAAAAAGAAGGCTATCATGAATATTTCTTAAATGGTAATAAATTCCAAACTAAAATTCACTTTAGAGTTGTAGAGAGTAAAGGTGATAAAATGTGGATTGCTTGGACTGGCTACAAACAAGAACCTGCTGACGACGATGAGGACAAGGGATTGTGGAATATCTATGAAGATAGGTATAACTCCTTGACCATACCGACTGAATAATGCGTGGGTATTATATACTCAAATCAGATAAACTGGTTTGAACGACATGAGCATCAGTATTAGTGCATCCAGAAATGATGATTTTCTCATCATTAAAAGCGATGAACTGATGATTGGTGGTTATGCTTCAATTGAAATTGTTGATAAGCAAAATGACTTAATCACGCTTAAAGCATTAAACGAAGCAGTTCAAAAATTTATGTCAAAGTCTGAATATAGAAATGTAATGACAAATCATTCAAATGTTCAAGTCGGAGAGGTAGTAGATTCATATAGAGATAAAACAGGGAGATTGTGGAAAACTGAAGTTGATGACGTTGGTTTCTTTGTTGTAATTAAATTAAGAGATGATATAGAAAAAGCCAAAGAAGTTGGTAGAAACATTCGCAAAGGGTCATTAAGGTCTTTTAGCATTGGTGGACAGGCATTAAAAAAGTCTAAGAAAAACCACGACGAATTAGGAGAATATAACGAAATTAGTAAGTTAGAACTCCATGAAGTAACAATATGCGAAAAAGGAATTAATCCCGAAGCGAGATTCGATATTCTAAAACAGGATAAAGGAAGTGAAAAAATGTCTGATAAACTAGAAAAAGCATTGGAAGAATTAGACGCATTGATGGAAGAAGTCAATACGTTGAGAAAGGAAGAAGAAGAAGAAGGAAAGGAAGCATTAGAAATGGCTGACCCTAAAACGGAAGAAATGGAAATGTCTGATGAAAGTGAAGAAGAAATGGAATCTTCTGAATATGCTGATTTTGAAAGCGCAGATAAGGCATACCTCCGCACATTAGATGGTGCTGGTAATCAAATCGGTGAACCTGCTGATAGAATCGTCATTAACAATGGTCGCCCGACATCTTCGGATATGCCTGTTGTTAAGGCATTCGGAAACAATGAGTTAGAAACTCTTGATTTGTCCGTTGGCAACATTGAGAAGGCTTACGAGGCTTTCCGTCAAGAACAACTTGAAAAGTTGGCTTATGATAACTTGCAAAAGTCTTTTGAAGACCGTTTTGCAAGAGAAAAGAATGTAAGAGAGAATACTCTCGCAAAGTCGCAATATGACGCACAAAGCGAAATTGCTTCTCTAAAGGATGAATTTACAGCATTGAGAAAGTCCTTAACTGCTGAAAAGGAAACAATCCTAAAGGCTCAAGAAGAGGCTAAGGTTGAACTCCCAAGTATTGATGATTTGGCCGAAATGGATTGGTCAGACATTCACAAGATGGTAGGAGGTTATTAAGATGACTGGATATATTAACACAATTGCAGATTTAGAAGCACAAACATACGGAACAGGCACTTTTGCTGGCAATTCTTTGCTTAAGCAAGCAGGAATGGTTGGTGGCATTCATACAGGACATGATGGTGGCCCATCTTTTAGCGGTTCAGCCGTTTCAGATGTTTCAGCCCTATACAACGTCGTTTACGGACAAAAAGTTTGGTCTATGTTGAATAGAGAAGTAAATGCTCTTTCAATGATTTCAAAGCGACCATACTCTTCTAGCGGTTGGAGAGTTCTAAAGTCAAGACCTGCGGGTGGAAGCGGTAATCTATTTACTGTTGATACTTCGGGAACTGCTTCTTTAGGAGAATTAGGTTCTGATGACCCAAGAGCAGATTTAATTGGTGGTGTTCCTGAAAACGCTGCATTGTCTACATCAGCAGATGGTTTAGGCCCAATTGCACCAACATATGCTCAATTGAACATGAGTCCAAAGGTTATTGCTCATCAATTCGATTTCAGCGAATTGGCTATGGAAATGGCTCAGATTGACGATGGAATTGGCGATATTAGAGCGCAAATGCGTGAAGATATGGGCAAGCACCACGCAGAAGTTCAAAACAAGATGTTAGTTATGCCTTTGGAACATTTCGGTGAATCTGCGGCTATGCCTAACATTACTAACAACTATACCTCATTAAACAAGGTTATCTCTTCAAGAGCAGAATTGTTGGCTATTGATGGTGGAGTTATCGCTACTGATACTACTTCTGCTTCTAACGCATTAGGACAGATTTACGGTAGTGAGAGATTTACTGCCGCATCTTTCCTAGATTCTGAAGTTGATTTTGGTTCGGGATATGCTTCTGGAAATGTTCGTTCTTTGACTCTAACTCGTCTTAATGACATGATTAGAAACCTAAGACTTGCAGGTGGTTCACCAAAGGTTATTTTAACTGGATATGATACCATTCAAGCACTTGCTGACCTATTGCAAAGCCAAGAAAGATTTATGGACAGAAAGGAGATTGTTCCTACTGTAAATGGTGTTCGTGGAACAAAGGGTCAAGAAGTTGGATTTAGAGTTGCAACATACTATGATATTCCATTGATTCCTGTTAAGGACATGGCTACAACGGGTAATGCTTCAACAAAGTTATCTGACCTATTATTCCTCGATACTGACCATCTATGGCTTTCTGTTATGAAGCCAACTCAATACTTTGAGGATGGTATTGCGAATGGAAACCCATTTGGTGTTGGAACTCTCGGAAACCGAGCATTGTATCGAACAATTGGTGAAGTCGGATGTTCCTTCTTTAAGGGTCAAGGTAAGATTACTAACATTCAATGAGGAAAGGAAAAGAAAAAGGAGATGATTTATTATGGCATGGACAACAACAGTTTTATTTGAAATGAATGTAGAAGGAAACCGAAAAATGGTATTTGGTAAGACAACAACCGATAGCGCAGATGATGATGTAGCAACGGGCTTAAGCCGTGTTGATTCATTTCTGTTCTCCCATTCAGGTTCGGCAGTAGAAGGCGATTCCGCAGTAATTAAGGAAACATTACCAAATACAGATGGAAACATCAATGTTATTTGCACATCAGGTGATGTTCTTTATTGGCTTGCAATTGGTCTTTGAGGTGATTTAATTGGCAAATACAGTTACATTATTAGCCGACCATAAGGGTTATACTAGACCTAGAGTTATGGGCGATGAATATATGGTTGATGCATCAATTGATATTCAAACATATAGCGCACCTGAAGTAGTTACTGCTGCTTCTTTAGGATTAAGCAGAATTAATAGGGCTGTTATTACGAGAATAGGCGGAGGACAACAAAAACATAGTTTTAACCTTGTTGGTGGGTCTGATAACCTAAACAACCTTTACTTAGAAGTAAATGTTGAAGATGGCACTAGCGGTATAGAAGCAGAATTGGCAGGTTCAAATACTTCCTTAGATGGAACGCCTATTATTGTTAGAGTTTACGGTCTTATTTGAGGTGATTTGAATGGTTACTGTTAAATTGACAGAAAGTAGTCAATTAGGTGGTAGGTATGTTATTGAAGGATTAGAAGGGAGGACTGAGATTACTCGGAATGATTCTACTTCTGTTCCTTTACGCAGGGCTATTGTTGCTTTATCTGATTCAAACCTTATGTTTGAGTTTGATGAGTCAGATAGAGAAGGTCTGCTTAATCTTTCTGAAAAACTTTTAGAAATTGGTCTTAAAGAAATCGGAAAAGAAAGTGGAACTGCACAAGATTTGTGCGATGTTCTTCTTCCTAAGAAAGCAACCTCTAAACCTAAGAGCAAACCTAAGCCAAAGAAAACTTCAACAACGGCTAAAAAGTCTGCTTTAAGTGAAGATTGAAACCGAAGTCTTAAGTAGGGAATCCTCCCTGCTCGTATTGAAGGTGATAACATGGCAAATCAGGTATGTCGTTCAAGTGGTGTTTTAGGTTCTGATGGAATTGTTAATAGGGAACAATCTCTATTGATTAGCATTCATGCAAACTTAATTATTGCAGGTAACGCTTTAGTTACAGTTAAGGTGTTTGATGGAACAAGTGCAAGTGGAACAGAAATAGCGAGAATTACTCATTCTGTAACAGGTCATTATAACATTGAATATGATATGCATGGAGTATTATGCAGAAATGGTATCTTTGTTCAGATTGTCGAGAACGGTTCTTCAACAGCAGAAGTTTCTGTTGAATTCGCTTGAGGTGATAAAATGCCAGCATTAAACACAGATACTCGTTTAGTTATGACTATTCTCTTTGTTGGAACAGTAAGCGGTGCTAATGTTTTCTTTTATGCAACTTATGGGACTACTTTCCCATATACGCCTTTAGCACATTCTGTTCTCTTTGGTTTAATTACTGTTGGAACAATCATGGTTATGAAAGCCCTCTTTGATATTTCACTTAACGATAAGATTGAATTATGGTTATTAGACCGTAAGATTAGTGCTTATTGGGCTAGAATGGCAAGAGATGAAGAACAAAGAAAGAAACTTCAAGATACTGCTAAATCATACAATCTTTCTCCCTATGCGGGATTAGCACCTATGGCACAGTCTTATGAATCAGAAAATACAGTTTCTTCTGATTTCTTGACTACGCTACAATAGGTGAGTAAATGGTTGTATCGGATTGGTTAGGTTTTAGCGATTCTGATTATGCGTATAATCAGCAAAGAGCGCATTCAGCAGACATTCTCTTTCTAAAAATGAGAATGTGGTTTTGGGCTAGTTGCGCTACGCTTTCAGCATTTTTAATTGGAAACATCATGGGTGTTTTTGATATTAATGTAATGGGTTGGTTATT